GCGGCGGGCTGCTCATCCTTTCGCGGAAACTCTGCTAGCGTCTTACTGATCTCATCCGAAAAAACGTAGGCGCGAACGTCTCCGCCTCCTATCCGCACCTTGTGGGTACTCCGCTTGTCGCTGGAGGGCTGGAAATGTCCCTTTTCAAGTAGGGAGGCTATCACGCTGTCTACTGCGAATCCTGAGCTCCGGAGAAACGTCGCGGCCTCATGCGGGAGGATTGCGGCTAGGGTCTGGCCTGCTCGGGTTGTCCATACCTTGCCTATCGTGCTGGCGTTGGCCTCCGGTGCTGTCTCGTGGTACTGCACGCGCCGAAAGTTCGCGGCAAAAAACGCGGTCAATGCGTCAATGGCCTGGCTCGGCTTGTCGGCTTCTAGCGCCGCGTCGAAAGTCGCCTCTAGATCCTGAGCGGAGAACAGTCCGAACGGTCCGCGGCTGCTCCAGCGGAGTCCGATCGCGGCCGTAAACGTGCTCCATGCAAACTCCATGCTGGCGACGTGGTTCGATACGCGGCGCGTAGTGTCCCGCGCTGGGTGCTTCATCTGTGCGTAGCTGTAGACGCGTGCGGAGAGTTCGCGGTAACGCTCTGCCAGCTGCGCGCGCTCCGTCTCGCTCAGTCCTACTAGATACTCTGCGTACCGTTGTCCCGCGGTTCCGTGGTGGGCGGCGTATAGCGCTGTCTGGTTGTGGATGAGCTCTGCGGCGGCGGCGTCGTTCGTTGCGAACATAGGCGCTTTGATGCTCACTAGGCGGGAGACGGTTCCGGCCTGTTTGCCCATCGTGCTGATACTGCTCTCGCCGGTGCTGATCGCTATGTTTTGGAAGTCTACCGTTGTCTGTGTCCCTGTGATGGTCCCGCGCGCTTTCCCGCGTCCCTGGGTGATCGCGTAAACAAAGGCGGTGACGGATTGGAAGCTGTCGAGCATATGCTGGGTTTCGTCGCGGTAGACGGGGAAGCTGCGGAGTGCTCCGGCGACTCGCTCAACGGCTGTAGCGGTGTCGTTCCATTGTCCGACAAGGGCGCTACTGCCAAAAATCGACGCGGCCCATTTGATGCTAGTGCTCTTGCCTCCTGAGCTCTCGCCGTGGATATCGAGACAAAACTGCTCGCATCCGATCAGTTCGATAAGCGGAGCGACAACGGAGGCCGCGTAGGGAAACGCAACGCGGGGATGCGCCTCTAGTACGCGCTCCGTAGACTCTTTCCACGTGTTGAAGTCGCCGCGGCTCCTCACCGCCTCTACCTTCGCTCTGATTTCACCTTCTAGCGGCGCAAGGTACAATCCTCCGGCCGTCTCTCCTGGCGGGTAGTGCGTCTCCTCGTAGCCGCGTATAAATGCTCCCTGCGTCCATCCTGTCGAGTGACTGAGGCGCGTAACGGGAGCTCCAGTCCGCTCCGCCTCCTCTCGGCAAGCGTCGATGTAGTTTACGAGGTCTCTCGCGCTGTTACTCGTGACGGGCAATCCCTGCGCGGCTAGGGTCACAATGCTGCGGGTGCTGGCGATGGTTTCGGCGGGTACGTGCAACCTGAGCGCGCCTAGTTTCGGCCACCCTGTCGCTAGGGTCGCATACCGTGTCTGCGTTGCGATATCGAGCGAACGGGCTGCGAGAAAGATCGGGGGAAACGCTATCCGCGTCTCTCGCTCGTTTCCTGAGCGGTCCGTATCGTATCGCACTAGCGCCCCATCTCGGGAGAGGGCGTATCCGTGTGGTAGGCGGATTGTGGAGCGGTCGGCTAGGAGGATGCCTCTCGTATCCTGCTCAATCTCTGCGGCGGGCTGCTCATCCTCCGGCGCGGGCTCGAGTTTTTCCGGCGCGGGCTCCTCTGCTAGCAGCTGCCTCCGCACCTCCTCGATTGAAGTGAGGCGCGCAAGATCGTTGTAGTCCGTATCTGTCTCCCCGCGGGTCTCTGGAAACTGCGGCGCTCGGATGTTTGCTCCAGTCCGCTCCGCTGCAACGCGCGCGGCTTTCATCCCTGGGTTGCCTGTAGTCCTATGGTCGTCGTCCGCTGCTATCACTAGGCGCGCGGAGGGTAGGAGGCTGCGAACGTAGGCGGCGACGGCTGGGAGCTGGGTGGAGTCCATGCTACAGACTGTGAGCGCTCCGGTTGCCTCGCGGATGGTCGCGCCGGTGGCGTAACCTTCGCAAACGTAGACGGTCTCCAGCGTTCCGGCGATCGGGTAGTAGGTTCCGCTTCGCTCCATACCTCGCGCGTACCGTTTCTCTCCGTTTGGGTGGATCGTCTGGTAGCCGCGGAGCTCATCCTTTGCGCGGTAGAGCGGGATGAGGATAACGGCGTGCTCCTCTATCCTGAGTCCGTAACTCTGCACGCGTTTACGGTCTAGGTATCCTACGCTCTGTGTGAGGGGCTGCGCTCGATTCCAGCGCTCTAGCGCGCGCGCTGCTACAACGTCCTGGCTCGCGCGCTGCTCCGCGTTCTCCGCGGTCTTTCGCTCAGTCTCCCGTTGCATCGCCTCAAGGGTGCTCCGGCCGTGGGCTCGGTCCTCGTCTCGGATCGCTCTCCATAGCTCATCGGGGCAAGTCCATCCGACGGGCTCCGCGCTCCAGTTGCGAAAGATGCCGCGCGGCTTCCCATTGTCGCTGTAGCGGTAGCTCCCCTTATCCTTGCGGCTCCCCTTGCCACTATCGGCGGGTACACTGTGCCAGCGGTCGTCTACCTCGATTCCGTTAGGGAAACTGAGTCCCGCTGCCTCCGCATCCCTGCGGAAACATTCTAGCGCCTCTCTCCGGCTCATGTTGGCTCCTGCGTTGCCTTTTCTATCTCATCCTGCTAGGATCCGTCTCTAGCAGGTCGCGGATCTTGTCCATCCGCTCGGCCTCCGTACCGTTCTCGCTTGGCGCTGTCAAGTTACGAGCGGCCCCCTAGCGCTGAATCCGGCTAACTGCGTAGCTAGGGTGAGGCGCTAGGGGCGTGCGCGGTGCTGCTGGCGGGAGATGTATCCCGCTGGCGGTCCGCTGTTCCACAAGTTCCCGCGATTTCCCGCGCGAATGGGAACGGCTGGGAACGGCTCGGAGCGAGGATCTAAGCGGGTCTCCGCGGCTCCGGTGCGGCTGTTCCACAAGTTCCCGCGGTTTTCGATGATACTACGCGGAGTGTCGGGCTTCGTTCGTTCGTTCGTTCCTGAGCTAGGGAGAAACGAACGTAGGGAAAGGGGCTCGCGCACGTGTAGAGATAGGTGTTCATTGTGGAACATGTGTACCAGTGCCTAGATGCTGGCTCTGCGGGCCTTTTTTTGTGGGAACAGCGTGGGAACAGTTGGGAACAGTGCTTGACGCAAAGTTGAATAACGGGCTCGCGTTGCGGCTGGAGCGCTTCGCTGCTAGGGTGTTTCCATGCCAAAAATGCGAAAGATTGATGCTCCTCTGGATCCGGCTGCTAGCGATACGCGGGCGCGCGGAGCGGCTTTCTTTGTCGAGAGTCTCGATTGTGGCGATGTGTTCCGTTCGGTGGGCGTGCCAGCTGGCGCGATTGAAGCGATGCAACCTGGCTCTCGCGCCTTCGCGCTGACGATGGGGCGCTGGAGTCTGTGGGAGCTCATCCGGCCGTTCTGTGCAAAGGTGGGCGGCGCTCCTCGGGTCACGCTGTCTACGTGGTCCGTAGGTCAAGAGGAGTCGGCTAACCTCGGGGCGCTCCTGCGTAACGGTGAAGTCTCCTCAATCGATGTCTTCGTGGATGAGTCCTGGCCTTTGCGTCAACAAAAGTTCTGCGGGCTGCTAGTCGGCGCGATAGGTGCTGGCGGCGTGCGGCTGCTCCGTACTCATGCTAAGATCCTCCTAGTGGAAGGGGAGCGGGGCGTTATGTTCGCTCACGGCTCTCTGAATCTGAATCCTAATCGGCGGCTGGAGTCCTGCGGTATCGAGTTTGATACGGGCGCGGCTCGGTTCGTCGCTACTGAGTTCGATAGTCTCCGCGCTCACGTTCCGTCCGGCTTGACGGTATCAGCTGAGCGACAACGGGCGATCTTCGATGATTTCGCGCGAACGGATGGCGGGCGTCCGCATGGGGCTGAGTCGCGGGCGGTCGCGGATGAGGCTGCGGAGGGTGCGGCGGCGGATACCTTCGATGTTCTGGATCTGGATGGTGGATGGGATTGGGAGGATGCATGACGCGTGAAACTTTCGAGAGTGTCCTGGGCTCCTATGCGGAGGGTAAGTCTCTCAACGGGGTGCTGCGGGAGCATGGTACGGGCTTTTGGGATTTCGCGCGCTACCTGAAGCGGGAGGGAGCTCCAGCTGAGGAGGTCTACGCGCTGGCTCGGCAAGCTAACGCTATGGTCCTCGTGGAACAGATTACGGCCGTGGGCGTCCAAGCTATGCGGGGCAAGGTTCCGGTTGACGCGGCGCGCCTCCATTCGGATAATCTGAAATGGTTGGCGGTTCGGATGCATCCGGATAGGCTGAATCCTGTGGCGCGAACGGATATCACGTCGGGCGGCGAACCTGCGCGCTACGTTGTCTCGATTCCGCGTATCGATCGTATCGAGGATGCGGCTGAGGATCAGGGATGAGCGGCGGAGTACCGTTCGCGCTGCCGGGGCTCTACGGTAAGCAATTTGACGCGGTGAATGATCCGGCGCGGATAACGGTAATCGAGTCGACTACAAAAGCGGGCAAAACTCTAGGCTGCGTCGTTTGGCAAATTGGGCAAATGATGAGCGCTCCGGAGTCCGCGGAACATTGGTGGGTAGCTCCGGTGTATGATCAGGCGATGATGGCTTATCGGGTCGCGTGGGGGCTGCTCCGCGGGCAAGATGGGTTCCGTCAAGCGCTATCGGAGCGGGCGATTATCGCTCCTGGCGGGCGGCGCTGGAGTTTTCGTAGCGCGGATAAGCCTGATTCTCTGTACGGCTCCGCGGTGCATTCTCTGGTTCTGGATGAGTGCTCCCGCATCAAAGATGATGCTGTAGACGCGGCGTTTTCCACTACAACGCGTACGCGCGGGAGGATCAGGGCGATAGGGAACGTCCGCGGCCGCTCCAATCGTCACTACCAGTTCGCGCGCAAGGCTGAGTCCGGGGAGCCTGGATTTTCGTATCATAGGATTACCGCGGATGATGCTGTAGCGGCGGGTATCTTCGCGCGCTCGGATCTCGATCTGGCGCGCCGCACCTTGCCTCACGCGGTCTATCGGGAGCTCTATTTCTGTGAGCCTGCGGATGATGGGGCGAATCCGTTTGGTATCGATGCGATCAGGGCGTGCGCTGAGCTCAACGGTGGGCAACCTAGCGCGGCTCCGGTCCGCGTATGGGGTCTGGATATCGCGCGGAAACGGGATTACGCGGTGCTCATCGGGCTGGATGCTGAGCGGAACGTATCCGCGATGTACCGTTGGCATGGTCTGTCTTATGCCGCTCTCTCCGAATCAGTCGCGCGGATTGTGGGCAAGCGCTCGCGGGCGCTCTGTTTCTTCGATGCGACGGGAGTGGGAGACGCGGTAGGGGAGCTGCTCATCGCGGCGGGTGTCAACGCGGAGCCTTTCATTTTTTCGTCCGCGTCTAAGCAAGGGCTTATTGAGGGGCTGGCGGTCGCGCTCCAGTCGGGCCGGACGTCTGTTCTAGACGGGGTGCATCGCGCTGAGCTGGAGCAATTCGAGTACGATATGAGGGCGGGGCGGGTGGTATACTCTGCTCCTCCTGGCGCGCATGATGATACGGTTTGCGCTCATGCTCTCGCGTGGTATGGTGCGGAGCGTCTAGGGGTGCGCGCGGAGTCCGGGCGGCGGTTCGCGGTTACTCAGTCTGCAAAGGTATCAAGGGTGCGACAATGGTAAGAGGTCCGATTCTCGATTCCCGTGGGCAAGTTATCGGCCGTCAATCTGCTACTGAGCGTACCAACCTCGTAGCGGCGCGAAACTTTCTAGGAGGGTTGCCGGATTCGGATCCGAATCTGTCTTTCATTCCTATGGATCGTCGCGGCGTCGCGGGTCTGGCGGGAAAGTATCGGGAAATGTTGGAGACTCACGTGGGGATTGGCTCCGCGGTCTATTGGGCGATCACGGAGGGCGCGGCGCTCCCGAAAGAAATTTGTTGGGGCGCGGTGGAACCTAACGCGGATGAGCTGGCTTTCGCTGAGCTCTGCAAGCGCGCCGTTATCGATGATGCGGTAGTGTATGATGGGATGGTAGAGGGCGAGTCCGCTCTATGGTCCTATCCGCTCCTCGATGCTTTTATCGGGTTCGGGCTCATGTTCCCGCGGATGCTGGAGGGCGGCGGGGTGGAGTGGTATCCGGTCGCGCATAACGCGGTAATGCTCTGGAAACCTAACGGCTATCTGTTCGGCGGCTGTCGGTTCTCGACGCCTAACGGATATGATGATCTAGACGCGGATCAGCTGGTTCATGTGGTGCATGGCATGGCGAATGCGGGCGAGTTTGAAGGGCGCTCGATGCTCCGCGATTGTCTGCAACCTTTCGAGCTCTGGAAAGAAATTGCTATCAATGCGGGTATCTATAATCAGTTGGCTTGGGGCTTTCTGGATATCTCGTATGAGCCTAGCGTTTCTGAGGATGATATCGCTTCGTTCAATCTGTTTGGCCAACAATTTCAGGATGGGCAACGGAAGTACCTTCTGCGGCCTAAAGCGGTTGACGTGGATATGCGCTATCCGTCGGGTACTCCTCCGGCCGTTATCGAGCAGCTGGAGTATTGGGATCGTCAAATTGAAAAGAAATTGAACGCGCCTCTAGCGGGGATCGCTCAGTTCGGTTCGCGGGCGATGGCGGAAACGTTGGATGGGGCGGCGGGTCGCAAGGCTAAAGCGTGGCTGAATTCCATTTTCTCGCGCGCCTCTCGCTCGATGTTCCGCTGGCTTGCGAATCAAGTGGGGTATGAGGGGCGGCTCCCTACGGTGCAAGTGCAATCTGCGGAGCTAACTAGCGGGATCGGCGGCTTCACCGCCTATCTGGAGGGCGTGCGAGAGGGTCTGATCTCGCGGGCTCCTGGGGATGAGGCTTGGGCGCGGCGGGTAATCGGCGCTCCGGAGTTGTCGGTAGACGCGGCGGCTGCGGAGGATCTGGTAGAGTCGCGCGATTCGCGGGTAGCGGTTGCGGCTCAAACGATCCTCTCCAGTCTCGCTCCGGGGGCTCCTCAGCCTCTCTCTGCGGAGGCGGCGCGGATGCTCCTGGTCCTAAACGGGATGCCGGATGAGCTCGCGGCCGCGCTCGTAAACGCGCAAGTGTCGGGGCTGAGTCTCGGCGCTGCTCCCGTTGCGGCTGAGGGTGCGGCGGTAGTACCGATTGCGGCTGATCCGCTGCCCGCGACGGCTCCGGCGTCGGTAGTTGTCAACGGCTCGGTAGAGGTTCCGGCTGCGATCGGAGAGAGTAGCGCGTTCGCTCCAGTGGGCGCGGCGCTGGCGGATGGGGAGGTTGATCTTACTCCTACTGCGGGGATGGCTGAGGCTGCGGCGCGGGCGCTGGAATGGCGGCGGGAGTTCGGCCGCGGCGGAACGGCTGTAGGCGTGGCGCGGGCGCGGGATATTTCTAACGGGCGCTCTCTGTCCGCGGATACCGTTGGTCGGATGGCGTCCTATTTCGCTCGGCATGAGGTCGATAAGAAAGGCGCGGGCTTTACGTCCGGAGAGGATGGGTTCCCGTCCGCGGGTCGCATCGCCTGGGATCTGTGGGGCGGGGATGCTGGAGCGGGCTGGGCTGCGCGCAAGGTTGCGGAGCTGGAGCGCGCGTCTTCGGATGCTGGAGATAGGGCGAGCGCTCTGGCGGCGTCTCTGTCTGATACTCCGGATGTAATCGTGCCGGATGATGTGGTGGCGGCTGCGGTCGCGGCGCTGGCGGCTCATCGGGCGCTCTCGAAAGGTAGGAGCTCGGATTCGGAGGCGGTGCTAGTGGCGCGGGATCTGGCTGCGGGTAAGTCGCTGGCTTGGTCGCGGGTAATGCGGATGGGGGAGTATTTCTCTACAGACTATCCGCGGCACGTTGCGTCTAAGAGTTTCGCGGAGGGCGGTCCTAGTTTCCATGCGTATCAGCTGCGCGGCGGCGATGCGGCTCGCAAGTGGGTACGCTCGCTCCTAGTCGGTTACGCGGCTCGCGCTCACGCTAGGGCGGCGCGGCTGTCGGATATCACGTCTCCGGAGTTCGCTCCGGATGGCGATTCGGAGGGTCCGCCTAGCGGTGTGCTGGTAGTCGGCGCGGATGGTAGGGAGTTCGTCACGTATCGGGAGCTCCGTCCTGAGGAGTCCTGCGTAGGCTGGGTGACGCTCGCGGAGTCGCGCGCGGATCTCGATGCGGAGCTGGCGGCGTCTCTGGATGAGATCGCGGCTGCTCATCGCGCGGCGGTGGTGTCCGGTCTTTCGGACGGATGGCAAGCGGGCGAGCGGGATCGGATTTATGCGGAGTACGTCGCTAAGTATCAGGGGGCTCTGACGGCGAATGCGGAGCGGCTGCGCGCGAGTACCGTGGATGAGGTGTTGCTGGAGGGCAAGCGGGCGGCGCGGTCCGGTGTTGTTGGCGCTACTGCCTCCGCGGTGGAAACGGCTGGAGTCTCCGCGGCTTTCTCCAGTGCGGCAAGCGCTCAGTTCGCTAACGCGGCGGCGCTGACTCAAAAGGCTGGAGAGGAGATCGCGGATAGGGTGCAGGGCGAGGTGGAGACGGCGATCCTAACGGGCGCGACAATGGCAACCTGGGAGTCTCGGATAACTTCGGCGGGGCTCATGCGCGGCGTCTCTGAATCGCGGAACGTGCTGGAGGCTGCGTCTAGGAGCGCGGCCTATTCCAGCGGTGCGGAGGTCAACGCGCTAGTACCGACTACGGTAATCCGGAGCTCGATCGCGGATTCGCGGCGCTGCGATCATTGTGCGGCTGAGGATGGCAAGCGGTATCGGGTCGCGGATTTCGTTTCCGGCGGGGAGCTGGCTCTGCCTCCTCTGCCTGATCCGGATTGCGAGGGTCGCGCGCGGTGTCGCTGCGGTTATATCGGCCTGTATGAGCGCGCCTCCTCCGGTTAGCTCCTGGGCGTGCAATAGGGGCAAGGGCAATCGGAGAGGGTGTAACGGGTTCCCGCGGTTCCTCTGCCTACCTCGATTGCGGTAATCGAGCCATCCTCTAGGAGTCGGATGAGCTCCGCGCGTATGGTTTTCCCGCCTCCTAACCTGTGTCCGGTGGAGTGTTCGATAAGGTCCGCAAGCGCCGCCGGGGATGGGTGGTAAAGCAGGGCGTGGCAATTCCGGATCAGCTGTAGGATCAGTTTCTGGCGGCGGGTCTGCATTTGTGTTCCTGCTAGTGGGAGTTTCTACCCGCTAGCGGGGCTGCGGTGGTATTATCAAGGGTAGACTCTGTGAAACTCGGGGTGCATAGTGCCGATATGCGTTCCTCCCGTCTCAAAGTGCGTAGCGTCTCCGTCAATCTGGCGGATGATAGCTCGCTCCGCTGGGTCTCTCTGATTCCGGAGGCGGTGATTCATGCTCACGGCTCCCGCTGGAATTTCGCGGCGGCTGAGACGGATCCTAATGATCTGTCTTTCCGTTTCGATGATGCGGTGGAGTCGCTGGAGCGCTGGCTGCTGGAGTTCGCTCCGCCTATCGCTATCGAGCATGATAAGAACGGGATGGCGGCGGGATACCTTCGGCGCATTCGGGTTCTGTCGGCGGCTGAAGCGGCCGCGCTGGGTATCGTCCAGCGGGTATCGCGGATGATTTATGGCGGGCTCGATTTCACCTCTCCTATGTGGGCTGAGCGGTTCGATGCGGGAGAGATTCCGTACGTCTCGCCTAACATTCGCGCTTATGCTGCTACGGAGCTGGATGAGTTCCCGGCGTATCCGTTTGCGATCGGGGAAGTCTCGCTCGTCACGATTCCTCAGATCAAGTCTAATCAAGTTCCCGTTGCGGATATGCGCGGGGTTTCTCTCTCGGAAGGTGATCTCATGATGTCTATGGAAGAATGCGCGGCGTACTGTGCTGAGAACGGAATGGATCAGGCGGCGGTTATGGAGCTCATCGGCAAGCTCTTTGCCGGTGCTCACGCGGAGGCGCATAAGGCGAATCCTGAGCTCGCGGAGGATCCGGAGGCTATCGAGGCTGCGGCTATCGAGGAGCTGGAGCGCGCTGCGGAGCTGGAGAAGGTAGAGGAGGATAAGAAAGCGGAGACTCTCCTTGCGGAGAATGGTCGTCTCAAGGCTGATCTCCGGGCTGCTCGCAAGGCTGCGGCTCTCGCTCACGTCCGCGCGGCGCTCGGCGGTCGCAAGGTTTCGGCTGCTACGGAGGCTACGCTCGCGGATGCCTGGCTGTCTGGTTCGGGCAAGTTCGATGCTCTCCTCAAAGATTTCTCCGGCCGCGTTGCTACTGCCGCGCGTACCGTTGCTCCGGTCGCTGGCTCTGCCAAGTCGGTGAGCCTGTCGGATGTTATGGGTCCGGCTAACTTTGCGAAGTGGGATAATCTTTCGGATGATGATCAGTGGGGCTTCATCAAGGCTCTTTCGGAGCGGGAGAAGATCGCTCCGCACCTTGCGGCAAGCTGGATCCGGTTCGGCCGCGTTCCTGATTCCGTCGTCGAGCAACGCGCCTCTAAGGGCGGTTTCTAGTCTCCTCTCCTCCTCTCTACCTGAGGTAAAGTAAATGGCTCTCGGTTACACTACGTATAAGACTCCTAATCCCATTACGGATATCGCTACTGATCTCGCTGATTACGAGGGTCACGGCGTATACCTTTCTGCGACGGGCGCGATCACGCTCGCTACTGCTAAGACGGATATTCCCTACGGCGTTATCGTCGTCGGTGCTGATTCGATCACTGGCGGCGGTGGCCAGATCGCGGCCTCCGCGCTGGAGATCGTCGATGCGCTGGGCTGCGTCGTCCAGTGCACCGCGGGTACGGGCGGCGTTGTCGCTGGAACGTTCGTCTCCATCGGCGCGGCTTCGCATTTCGTCGCGGCGTCTACGACTCCTGGCGATTATAACTGGGGTTTGGCGCTACAGGATGCGGCGGCTGGGGAACAGTTCCTCATGCGTTTTCAGCCGTTCAAGGTCTATTCGCTCACCTAACCGATAGGGTGCGGCGCTCCGCTCTCTCTCTCCCCTACTGAGGTCCTGTTATGGCTTTCGCATTTCCTAGTGTTGGTGTTAATACCGGAGCGCTCCGTCCTGGCGTTCTCCAGCGGATTTCTCTCTATCGCGGCGGCTCCGCTTCTACGGCTGCTCTCGATATCGCCCCCATCGTCAAGGTTGCGACTCGTCAAGGCGCGTACCATTGGTTCGCTGAGAATGACGCGCTCGTCACGGATGGCGCTCAGGGTATCATTCCCGTCAATTACGATACTCCGGCTGTTCCTGGCGGTCTCCGTATCTCTAGCTCAAACTATGCGAGCTCGCTGTTTCGCTGGGGCTTCAACATTTTTACGCTGAAGCAGATTGAGGAGTTCGCCGCTCGTGCGGAGGATATCACCGCTGTTATGGCTAACCGTCTCTCGCATCAGGGTGTCCAGCATCATGCGGCGGTTGTCGGCGCGGCGCTCAACGCAACGGGTAACTACGGCTCCACGCTGGCGGTCACGGGCGGCGGTACTGCGGCTGCGAATCTTCAGCAGACGTTCAATTCTCTCCTCCTGGCTTCGGCCGCGGATGGCGCGGATATCACGGAGGGTCGCTGGGTTGCGGTGTGTAACCTCAATACTGCGAACGTCCTGCTCCAAAAGAATGAGGTAGCTCAGATGGGCTATGCTCTCGCGGCTGCTACGGTCGGCGGCGCTCTGTCTCAGGTTCGTACGGGCGCGGCTGATTTCGGCCAGCTGGCGGCGTTCTTCGCTACTAAGCTGATTACTCCGGTGGAGTTCGTCTGCCTCCCGCACTACCTCCCGACGGCCGCAAGCCAGACGGGTACTCCGGTTATCTCGGATGGTATCGTGTCGCTGTTCAAGGTCGCGGAGACGTATGGCGCTTCGGGCTTTCTTCAGACGTTTACGCCGGATCCGAATGCGGCTCTCGGCCAGATCATTAGTTACAACGTGGATAATCCGCGCGGTATCGCTATGTACGTGGAATCCGACTACGGTATCATCCCGCTGGGTGGTACTCCTGGCTCGGCTGCTAACAAGTGGGCGCGCCTCGCTACGGGTCTCTCGTAGTAGGTAGACGGGGCGGGCTTCGGTCCGCCTCTCTCGCTGGGCTGTAGAGCGCTCCCCCCCTCCCGTTCTACAGTCCTGCAAGGGAGGTACAGTATGGAAATTTTCCTCTTTGGCGTCACGCGTACCGATATCGGGCGCTACCTCCCGCGGATCGCGTTCGCGGCTGATTCGGCTCCCTCCTCTACGGAGGCGGATGCGATTATCGATGATCACGCTGCGGAGCTGTGCGCGTTCCTCTATGGGATGGGCGTAAACGTCGCGGATCTGGATCTGCATCCTACCTACGCTCTGTACCGTACTTGCCAGCGGTATATTTTGCTCCGCTACTCGGCGCAAGTGATCCGGCTGCGGAATCAGAATTCTCAAACGATGGCGGATAAGCTGGATGAGCAAGCGCAAGGCATTTTTGATCGTCTCCGCAAGCTCCCGCAAGATATGGGAGCTCAGCGGCCTAACGGCGTAAACTCTCCTAACCTCCTGCATAGTAACGCTGACTATCCGGAGATCATCAATGCGAAGATCCGGGCGAGCGGCTCGCGGCTGGCGCTCAACGCGCAAGCGGATAAGATGTAATGGGATCGCTCCTCATTCGGATGCAAGATAACTCCGGCGCGGGTGTGGTGATGCTGGAGCTCGCCGCGCGGAATGCTGGAGACTGGTCTCCGTTTTGGGGCGATAAGAATTCGCCTCTCTCGATGGCCTGGGCGCGGTCGCGGCGGGAAATGTTCCTCTCGCAAGGGTCGTCTACGGGCGCTACCTGGCCCGCGTATACGTCTCTGGAGCGGAAGTATTGGGCTCCAGTCAAGCGCGCGGTGCTCGGTGTGAAGACTCTGGATAAGGGCTCGATCCTGCGGTGGAGTCCGTCTCCGTCTAACTCCGGCGCGGCCGCGTATGAGCGGCTGTATCCTTCGATGGGCTATCCGTCGCATCCTGAGTACGTCTACACGGTCACGGATAACAGTGTTGAAATGGGTACGCGCGTACCGTATGCTCGTAATCACGATAAGGGGCTCGGCGCGTATCAGCGGCGGTTCAAAACTAAGACGGTCACGATTCCTACTCCGCGTCGGCCGTTGGTCCGGTTCGGGGAGCCTTTTATCGAGGATGTGAGGCGCGCGCTGGGTCAAGTTGTCGGCGCTATGGATGGGCAAGTAGGTATCACGGATCAGGAGCTGGCGGATAGGTATAAGCTCAACGGTGGGCGGATAGGTTTATGACGATTCCTGCTACAAGTTTTGGTCCTCAGATCGTCGCGGATACGGCTCGCGCGCTCGTAATCGCGCATTGGAGCTCCGTTGCCACTACCGACTATCTCAAGGCGATGGGGGCTCCCGGTCTACCCGCTCCCGTCCTGGCGAACGTCTACACGTCGCGGCGGGCTCTCTTTACCGCGGAGACTCAACCTGCGATCGGGCTGTCTGTGGCGCGTACCTCCTCCTCGATAACGGATGCGCTCGGGGCTATGGATCAGGTGCACGAGCTGGAGATCGTTCTGTGCTCCGATTGGGGCTGGTATGATGCGACGGGCGCGGCGCTCCCGCTTGTGCAGGCTGATCCTTTGGATCCTGCGATACCGTTTACTGCTGAGGTTTACGAGACGGCTCTACGCTGCTACGTGGAAACGATCGTGCTCATCCTCACGTCTCCTCAGTTCGGGTTTCCGAATTATGACGCGCGCAATAGGTTCGTGCCTGGTGCGACGTTTACGGGTATCTACAACGCGTCTCCGTTCTCAGGTATCTCTCCGCAAGATTTTGTTGTAGGGGAGGATGAGACGGGTCAAACGGTGATCCAACAAACTGTGCGGGCCTCCATCCAAGTTTTCCAGCGGCGCTCTCTCGCTCTCTAGTAGGTGTTCTCATGCCAGCTATTCTTGCTAATCCGCAGTTCCTGCTCGCCTCTAACCTCTCCTGCGTTTGGATCAAAACTCAGGACGATCTAGGTGTGTTCGATGATCCTACGCTTTCGGGTTATCCGGTGCGCGTCGTGGGGACTCCGGCGTTTGCGGTTCGGGGTGCTGGTATCATCGCGCGTACCGATGTCTATACTCCGTTTGGCGGGAATCAGTCGTCTAAGACTGGCGGGCTGGGCTGGGATATCACGTTTACTACGGAGTTTTTCTGGAATCCTGCGGGAACGTATGACGTAACGCTCGGGACTAAAACTCAGTTGGCGCCGTTGTTCCTGGCTTCTCCGTGGGATATTCAAGCGGGCGGGCCTACGGAAACGCTCCTGAAGGTTCAACCTCAATTCACCGCGTCTGCTCCTACGCGCGTGCTGCCTCATACGGTGCAACCTTTCTCAATCGTGTATGAGGAGGCAGGCGGCAAGCGCTTCTCTGCGTATGACTGTGTGTGCGTTCCTAAGATAAGCTGGGAGTATGGGCAACGGATCATGCTGGAATGGACGGTAAAGGGTAAGTGGATGTCTGTAGACGATTCTACCGACCAGCCCCCTAATTATGTTGATCCGGCTACTGAGGCTCCGATCGTAGGCGTTAACTGTAACCTCACTATGCCTACGCTCCTCGATAACGTCTCTGCGCTCTCTAAGGTAACAATCGAGACGGGTTGGGCGATTACGGATGTGGCGGATATGCGCGAAACTTACGGCTTCGGCCTGGGCTTCATCGCGCTCGCTGCGTCTCCGTCGCTGGAGGTTTCGGTAGCGGATTTCAATGAAACGGTGCAACCTGATTGGGGCTTTGCGGAGGATAACACTATTTCATCCGCTAACCTGCTGGAGCTGGAGTTGACGGTAGGCGGTGTTAGTTTCGTTTGGGCTTGGGCCAACGCTCAGTTGCTTTCCTTCCCTACTCCGGCGGATGAGAACGGCTACCGGAGCAACGGTCTAAAGTTTATCGCGGTTTCGGATGGTGGGGATACCCTCGTCTGGACGTTGCCTAACGCGGCGCCTCCGGCGCCCTAACTTGTCTAGGAGGGTGTGGTATGATTGAATTTCTGGATAGTGTCTGGCTGGATGTGACTGTTCGCGGAGCTCCAGCGCGGCTCTTGGTTCGTGAGCCTAACGCGCTGGAGGGCGTGCGGTATTTCTCCGCAATTCAAAAGTGGCGGGATCGGCTGGAGTCGGATGAGGCTGCGCTAGAGTCGATGATTCAGGTTCATCTAAACCTGCTCGCGGCTTGTGTGCTCAACGCGGAGGGGTTTGCAGTACCGTATCCTGCGGATGGGACGGTTACGGAGCGGACGGCGTGGTTGATCCGGCTCCCGTGGGGCGATGTGAGCGGGCTTGCTAGCAAGGTGGCGATGGTGGGCTACCCTGCAAATTTTCCCGCGTAGCCTGGCGCGATTACGCTAGGCTCATAACGTCGTTTTCTATGCGGTGCTGGGAGTGTCCGGATGAGGTCCGTTACAATCGCGGCTGTAGCCTGGGCTATCGTCAAGGGCTTGGATACGAGACGCGGCCTCCGCTGGAGTCTACCTGTCCAGTGCTCCTTACGGAGCCTAGCGGTTTCTCCTCGGCTCATCGGGTTAGTAAATGGCTGGAGCGCGGGTCCCCGTCTCTCTCTATGTCGGATGTTACGCATGCTCAGTTGGATCTTGCGGAGTTCGTGGCGTATGAGGTAGCGGAAGGGCAACGGAATTATGACGAGCGGAGAGAGAGGGCTAATCGTAGACTCGCGGAGTTAGCCGCTAAGGTGCAAAAATGAGCAGTACCGTTGCAAAGATTGATGGTGACTCCTCCGGCCTAGTCTCCGCGCTCGATAAGAGTGCTAAGAGTATGACGGCCGTCAAGGTCGATGCGGCGAAGCTCTCCGATCAGTTGAAAGAAGTCGCTGACGATGCGGATAAGGCGGCGGGCGCTCTCGCGCAAAAGCTGGGCGGTCCTGGCGCTATAAAGGCTATGGCGGGGATAGGTGTAGCGGTTGGCGTTGCTAAGGGCGCTGTAGAGGCGTTTCTAGGCTCATCTGAAGCGCTGTTCCGGTCGTATGGGGAGCAGGGCCAAAAGGTTTGGGATGAGACGGAAAAAAGCCTGTTCGCGGTAAAGGGTGCGTTTGCGGCTGCGGTGCTGGGTGGCGGCTCGGTGGAGGAAATGGGCGCGCGTCTTCAAACGATGTTTACTCAGGTGGGGACGGTCGTAACTACGCTCCTAACTCCTCTCGGCAAGATCGCGGATGCGTTTTATGAGGTCGCATTTTATCAAACGGAAGCGACAAAGGCTAATAACGCGTTTGTAGAGAGTAAGAATCGGGCGGATAAGAAAGCTGCGGAGAGTGCTGCGGCTGCGGCTGCGGAGGCGGATGCGTCGCGTAACCTTCTGAAGCAAGCTGGCAAGCGTGCGGGCCTCGCTGGGTTTGCGGATGCTGCTACGGTCGCGGATGAGGCTAACACTTATCGCGCGCAAATTAAGAAAGAATTGGGCAACGCGTCCAACCTGATCGCTCAACAGATCGCAAAACAACCTCGCTACAATCCTACGGGTTTCGTCTCCGCTCATCGGATGCGGGAGCTCAACAAAGATATGCTAGCGGAGATCAAGCTCTACACGGATGATGTGAAAAATATGGCTCCTGGGTTTACTAACCTGCTGGAGCGGTTCGGGCTGAAGGAGCTGGTCCCTCGCTTGGCGATTTTTGCGGAGGGTGCGCGGCTGGCCTCAAATGAGGCGGATCAGTTGCGCGTTGCGGCGGGTAAAGCTCAAGAGGTCGCTAACAGTATGACGGCTCCTCCGCGGGTGGCGATGGTGGGCGCGCGCGCAACGGTAGCTCCGGCTAAGGCGGATGAGGGGCCTCCGCCTCCGGCTGTAGAGGAGGATTACTACACGTGGGTTGTAGAGCGGGAGAACGGCGTTCTAGAGGAGATCTCCGCGTCTAGGGCTGCGGAATATACCGCGATGCAAGAAGCGGCCGGCGATAACTCCACGCGGCATTTTGAGATCCTCAAGTCTGAACTCGCAAATATCGAGGTCCTGCGGCAAGGGGCGCAAGATGCGGAGACGCGGATTCTGACTGAGGGGCAACAAAATCGAGAGGCGCTGGAGGATGAGGCGCGCGATCGCAAGCGGGAGAAAGATGCTGCGGCTGCGGAGGCTAAGAGGGCGGCGGATGAGGCTGGGTACAATGCCTGGGTGGGGCAAAATGCAAAGCAAATGGCGATTATGATAGGCTCGGGCAAAAAGGGCTCGGATATCGCGCGGGCGATGGTGGGCAACGTGATCTCCGCGCTGGGCGATAAGGCGGCTGCGGAGGCTGGTATTATGTACGCGGCGGGAAACATTCCTGGCGCGGCTGCGATGACGGCTGCATCGATGGGGGCCTATGCGATCGCGGCGGCGATCGGGTCTACTGTCAAAAAGTCTGCGAGTTCGTCGCCGGCGGCGGCTGCTCCAGCGGCTCCGCAAAATATCTCATACAATCTCCGCGTGGATGCTGCCTTTGCGGATGGGGAGCTTGTCGCGCGCCAGTTCTCGCGGATGCAACGGGAAGCGGGGCGGCGCGGATTCGCTGCGGTAGGAGCGTACTAACATGGCTAACTTTCCTCTGGCTACCTGGGGTGTGCAACGGCCGCGGTTTCGGGTGCGGAAGGGTTCTGGCGCGTATACCGTGTTCAACGGTGAGCTGGTCTACGGCTTCGGGCTGAATTCCGCGATTTCGGCTGTCGCGTCTACTGAATCAGTCGCGGGCAACCTGGCTGCTGCGATAAGTTCGCTAGGGTCCGTTTTCACTATTGCTTCGTACAATTTCACGGCGTCTACGGTTCCGGCTACGTCGCCGCTCACCTATACGCTCTCGAAAGGCTCCGGCGTCTCGGTGGAGATCCTTTTCGACTCGCTGGCGGATGCGGCGTTTTTTGGATTCAGTGCGGTATCAATCGTGATCGCCTCCGGCGCTGCCTCTGTCACTACGGATTACAACGTTGGCGCGGTCTGGTGTCCCTGCGGAGTCGCGGGCGACGTTCGGCGTACCGTTATCCAGCGGGCCGCGTCTACCTCGTCGGATATGAGCGGGCTCTCTACGGATGTGGTCAATTGGGGGAGCGTCGCGAATGTGGAGCTCCTCTCCTCGATGTTTCCGGCTGCTAACCTAACTGCCTGGTATGCCTCTATTGATATCTATGCGACGGCTGCGGGTCGGCTCCTCGCGGATCCTAACAATACGCTGGAGGGGCTTCTAGACGCGGCCTCTGCGGGAGTGACGTTCCGGATTTATCGGCAACCTGCGGCGGCTGCTGGGTTCCTGCCTACTAACTATCTGGTAGCTAGGATGCCGGATGTGAGCTCTAAGGGAGCGGTAGCGGATTACTCCAGTGCGGAGGATGAGCCGCGTATCTGGAGTACGTCCGCTCTCTTTTTCCGTGGGGAGTCGTCGTGAGCTCGCGGCGCATCCTCATCGTGCGGATTCATGGGGTCGGCTATCTTGCGGATCTGGCGGCTCCGCTGACTCTTACCTCGCGGGCTGGGCTGGCTTACCTCCCTGCTACGGCTATCGAGGGTGTAGTAGTGGGCCTGAGTTCGCAATTGAGCTCCGAAATAGCTCTGTTCGACGCGCTCGGCTCTGATCCGACTACCTCGTTTTCGGTGCTCTCAAACGCTAGTACCTTGTCGGCGCTGCTCTCTCGTGGCGCTCAGGTCCTGCGGGCGGCGAACGGCTCTGCGGTCCTGACTACGGCCTATCTCTCGCGGGATCCGGCTCCTATCGTCTATGTTACCTCTACGGCTACGATGGTCTCCGGCGATGTGGTGCGGATCGGAACGTCTACAATTCAGGTAGCCGCGGTGCTGGATGCGTTTTCATTCTCGGGAACCTACGTTTACGGCTCTACTCCGGTTCCGATTCCGCTTAGGGATAACGGCTCCGGATACGAGGGAGCGACGGTCTACAGTCTCGTAAAGTCGGGCGTGCAGCTGGCGCTGGGCGGTGTGGAGCAGTTGCCTATCGTGATCTCTACCGCGGATGAGTCGGCAACGTCTGAAGCTGGGGAGCAGGTAATTTTTCGCGGGTTCATCTCGCGGCTCTCTACGGATACCTCTGCACGTGGGCAAAACCTCATCAAGGTAGAGGCTGCGAGCATGATGGGGTTTCTCCGAACGGCTCCGTTTCGGCCTGTCCCTTACGCTATGTTTTTAGCGTATACGTTTACGGCTATCGGCGGTGAAGCTGTTTTGTGGGATCCTGTCGCGGAGTTGCTGTCCTCCGATAACACTCGCTGGTTCGCGGTGCATCGTCCCGAACTGCTCGGGTATCCGTGGAATCCTATTGAACCGCTGGCCTGGGATACGAGGATCGGCGCGTTTCAATGCCGTAAGGATTCCTGCGGCGGTGTTACTGATGTTGAAAAAATATTACCTCCTCCGGAGTATGATACGTATTACCTGCTCCAGTTGACGGCCTCGCAAGTTGGGGTCAACGATGTTGAAATTTCGGGTTTCAATCTCATGTTCAAGGATGCTTTTTACGGGCTGGCTAATGCGGCGCGTCTGAACGTGACTCTTACGGAGGGTGCTCTAGCGGGCGATGGGCGCGGGCGCTCGGGTCCGTGGGAGTCGTGGAGTAGCGTCGTGAATCCGGAGTATTTCGGAGAGATTTGCTTCGTTTCTAACTCAATTCCTAACCTCATCGTGGATCTGATCTTCGGGACGTATGAGGGTGATTTTTCTGGAGTCTCGGGCGTGCGGGCTGCGGGTCAATCTGCGGCGTTACCGTTCGCGTGGGCGGATGCGGCTGATCTCATTGATTACCCTAGTCTCCTCGCGGCGCTCGGGGATGCGCGGGTCGCGTCGGATATTCCGGCTCTGCGGTTCGATGGTACTAACTATGTTCTCCCGTATGAGCATAGCAGCGTAAAGACGGTGGGGGAGCTGCTCGAAAAGCTCCTGAAGGGTCTAGGCTGTTTTATGGTCTACGATCGCGGTCGGTTCACCTTCGGTAGCTGGGCCTCTAACGGTGCCTGGGCGCGGGAGGTAAACGATACGGGCCTTGCTACTCCGCAGATTTCTCTCCAGTTCGATCGCCTCAACGCGGTGCGTAGCGCGGAGGCGGTTCGGGTGCTGTCCCTGCATGATGGGGAGATCGTCAAGGTTACGCGGCCTGTTACTAACTCGGCTATGGTCTCGGCCTCTGGCGGCAAGATCGTTACGCTGCAAAGTTTCGTGGTCTCGGATGCGCCGGATTCTCAGGTCAACGCGTGGCGCTCTGCGGTCTCTACGGTCCTGCGCTACGGTCAAGCCTGCGCGATCGTGGAAGTGCAGTACCGTAATAGCGTTTACGATCTGAGCGTCGGTGAGGCGGTATCTTTTACCTCTGCCTTCGTTCCTAGCGGTGCGGGTACGATGGGCGTTTTCGCGGCGGCTGGGTTTGTGCTCAAGGCGGCGCGGAACTGGGCGAGTCCTGCAACCTCGTATACGATTGTCCTACCTGGCTACCTCTACGCGGCCTCACGTCCTGCGTATGTCTCTGTGAGTGCTACTGTTGATGTGGTGGATGTTGCGGAGCAGATTTTCCAAGTAGCGGCTAATGATTTCACGCTGCCAGCTGGGGAGGCGTTAGCGGGCGCTCCGGTGTCGGATGCGGAGGCGTTTACTCAGGCGCTGGATAGGATGGGCTCTCCGCTCCCTTGCCAGCTGGTAGACGCTAACGGGACTCCGTACGGAGTTACCGCGGGTTTGCTCACGGTCGCGGGTAACGTGTTGACGTTCAATGCGCCCCTAACGGGAGCGGTCGCTGGGGATAAGATCGTACTCGATGGTACGGCTGCGTTTACGCTGGCTGCGCTGGAGTCTAGCTGGGATGCGTTCCTAGCGGATGCTACCGGCGCGGTCGATGGGAACGTGGATCTAGCGGTTCAATGGGGGGCTGGGTAATGGTCTGGAAAAAACTCGATGATGATCTGGCGGCTGCAAATATGCCGTACTCCTCGCTCCTCGCGGATGGGTTGACGGATAACGTAAACTCCTACTCATCCCTCAATTCAGGCTCTACGATTAGCTGGTCTGCGGATGATGGGCCTATGTGGGCCTCCTACGGTCAACCTATGGGGACGGTCGTAACGCTCGATGTTGGCGTAAACTGCGGGCAAATTGATTTTGAGATTGCCTATCGCACTGCAACGGGAAACGAGAAAGATGGGAGTTGCGGGCGGCTGTTCGTTCGTCACCTCACCTCAACGCGGCAAGTTACGATTCCGGTTCCCGCGGAGGTTGTGTTCGGTACGCTGAATCTTTCTCTTGAGTTCGATGCTGTCTCTAACTGGCCTAGCGGACCTCAAGCGTTTTTCGTGGCTTTTCAGTCGGTAGTGCTGGAGGATCGCGGGTTTATTTATATAAACAATGCGAATCGGAATCAGGTTTACTGCTTCCCTGATCCGGGGATCCCTGGCTACTACAATTTGACTCAGGGCGAGAAATATGAGCTCCTCACGGTAGGCGGGGATAAGAAATATGCGCTCGAAGAAAACTCTTTGGGTACGTATTCCTATCAAATTGGCTTCGCGCGCGATTTGCTCACGCTCAACGCGTTCGTCGTTTGGCCTGCGGTGGATAACTCTCCGGCGCTGATTCCTACGGATGGGACACAATATATAGGGACGGGCGTGGATGCTGTGGTGCGGGAGCTCGGCGCGTTCGGGCTGCTCTCCATTTCGTACACGGTGCTGGGTGGTCCCGCGCGTAATCCGCGCCAGTTGGCTCATGCTCCGGCGTTTTCTCTCAATTCGTTGTCGCTGGAGCAATCCTTAGCGGTGGTGGAGCTCCGTCCTGATGTTGCTTCTAACGCTACTGAGGCGCGGCTAGGCTATCTGCTACAGTCGTCGGGAGATTCAATCTCAGGAGTGATCGCTACTCAGGCGGATACCGTGGGCCGTTTGTCGTTGTCGTTTCGCGCGGTGCGTATGGATGATGATACGGCGCTCCCGCTGAATTTTGTTCTAGACGTTCTCAAAGAGAACGGTGCTGCGATAACTCCTCAGGTGGAGCAGTTGCGCTCATCGGTGCCGCGTATGTCGTATCAAAGCGCTATCGCTGCCTCTCCCGCTTCGATGCGGGTAATCGAGGGGGCGCGGCGTGGTCCTCAGTCGTGGGGTATGCGGGATTCTATGCCTCTAACGGATTGCCTCAAGGGTGCTCCGGTGTATCTGGAAACGGCTCCGTTCAACCTGCCTGGCGTTGGTGGCGCGATTCAGTCGGGGAGCGTAGCAACGTTCAAGTTGACAATAACGGGCGGGGAGGATTTGTCCGTGTACGTCTACGGGTTCAATGCGAGGTTCGACTAATGGGCTTTCCTATCCCTATCGCTGATCCTGGGCCGCCTCTCTACGGTCAACCTCCGGACAATATCCGCTCCTCTACGCTGGTGGGGCTGCTGGAGCGCGATCGTTATATCTATGCGTACTCGCGGCGATGTCTCGTCAAGGTGGGCGGGGTCGTTGCTGAGGTTGGCGCTCCGGTTGGGATTCGTGGCGGATACTGCCGCACCTCCTCTATCGTTACGGGAAACCTTATCGTTGTCGCTACGGGGTTTGATTGCACCTTCGCGCTCCAGATCGGCGCTAACGCGGTGGCGATTACGCTGGGTGCTGGGTTTGATTCCTATCGAGCTCTGAAGCTGGGTTGGGTCACGGGTGGCGCTGTGCTGCCTTTCGCTATAACGCTTTACGGCTCTCCTGGGCGGCTGTATGGTCTCGCGGTTTACGAGCAACGTCTGGATGAGGCGGATTTGCCTGCGTAGGGGTGTCTTATGTCCATTGTGAATCTTGCCAGTTCAATCCTCGCGCTCGATGGGTGCCAAGTCGCGGCTACGCGGGATGGGTTCTCCGTCTGCACCTCGGATCGTCACGTCGTGCAGGTGTCTACGCGGTTCGCGGATGAGTCGCGGATCGTGGCGGCGCTGGAGGCTATCGTTTCAATCCTGCGCGCTCGCGGTGCGGCTCCAGCTGCTCCGGCGTTTGCGGCGCTGGAGGCTCCTACCTCGGGTATCTCCGTTGATTTCTCTCCTCCTGAGGGTGAGTTCGATTCCTTCAATTCTGCGCTGCCTCCGGTCGCGGCGGCTGAGGCTGCGAGTACCGTTGGTGCTGGCGTCAAGCGTCGGCGGGCTAAGTAGGGGGCTGCGATGCGGATTATCGAGGTCGCGGAAACTGAGCTGGCTAAGGGCGTGCGGGAGATCGGCGGCAAGAATCGCGGTCCGGATGTAGAGGCGTATCAAAAGTGCGTCGGGCTGCGTCCTGGGGATCCGTGGTGTGCAGCGTTCGTTTCGTGGTGTCACCTCACGGCTACGGGGCTGGAGTCCGCTCCGTGGTGCTCAGGCTCCGCGATTACGATTTTTCACAAGGGTACGCGCAAGGGTGCATCCGCTGAAGTCGTCTATCCTGACTCTCCGGAGCTCGCTACGCGCGTGCGGCCTGGGATGATTTGGGTGCGGGCTAAGAGTCCTGAAGGGGCGCGGTCTGCTTCTCGCGGTGTATGGGTGCAAGGTCACTGCGGGATCGTGGTAGCTGTAGACTCTGTGGGCTTTACCTGTGTCGAGGGTAATACTAACTCTGCGGGCGCGCGGGATGGGGACGGCGTGTATCGTAAACTCCACAAGTGGGGCGCGTCTGATATCACGCGTACCGTTGGCTGGTTCATGCCTCCTGCCGCTCCTGCGCGGCCTAACGTCTAAGGGTGCCGGATGGTCAAGTTTACTCATAGCAAAGGGAGACTGAATCTCTCTCTCGCGTTCGGCGCTATCCTCGGCGCTGCGATTCCGGTTATCGCGGTCGCGGCTACGGGTGGTATCGCGGCCGTCTCGCTCCCGCTCTGGATCGCGCTCGGTGGCGCGGTTTCGGG